CTAAATGCTTCTAAATAACCTCTTCGAGAAATTGCGTAATTAGGAGTAATTGTTACATTTGAATTTGTAAAACTAGCATCTTCAATGTTATATGGTTCTATATTTAAAGTTGGGTCAGTTGTTTTTGAGAATCTTGATAAGAAATCGTCAGGATAAACTCCTTCTGCATAAGATACTTTTACTTCGCCATTACCTTGCCAATCTATAGTTGTTATACCACCTTCAGTTCCGGGTACAGTAACATTCTCAGCCCATGAAAAAGCATCAGTAGCAGTTGTCCACATTAACTCACTATCATCCGTCCACATAAGAGTAGAGGCAGTTGCACTCCACATGTTACCTGATGATGTTAAATCAGCAGAAAGAATTCCGGGTGTTGTAGTTGTATCAGGATTACCTGAGACAGTAAATCCCGGCCAATTTAGGTCAGAGAAATTTCTAGTAAATAAAACATTTGCTACAGGTCTATCACCCATGTTAAATGTTATAATATTAGAAATGTCTGATAAATTTTTAGACGTATCTTGTGATCGCAAAATTACTTGTTGAACACCTGTAGGTAAAGCTCTAATCTCGAAAGGAGGGTTTATCAAAACACCATCATGCAATGGAGTAGCAGCGCCCCACTCAGGAGGATTCCTATTGCTTCTAGTATAGCGCAACACATAGCCTTCTAAATCTTCAGGCTCAGTAGTTTCATTATAACCCCACCAAAATCTTCTAAGATTCTCAGCAGTATCTTCAACGACAAAATAGTCTGGAGCTTCAGGGATAGTTGTGTCACCTTGCGGAGTTATAAATGCCTGTCTTCCGACAGAAGGGTCTATATGATTACCATCATCTGAAACGCCAACAACAGAAAATCTTAATTCTGCACCAATAACCGGACCTTCTAATGCTAATATTGAGTCTCCCCAAACAAAACTTAAACCAGTGCTAGTTCCTTGATAAATCCATTCAAGCGTATTTAAGTCTTGTTTATATATTCTATAATAAGCAGGAACAGAACCTAGACTCGGTATATATCTTAAAGTTAATGTTACATAAGGTATTTTATTAACAAAGTTTATAACTTCATCTATAACTAAATCAGCTAATACAGGAGGAGCATTATTAGGATTATAAAAAACATTGTTAATTGACGGATCATAAACTGGAACAGGGTCACTAGCCAAATCAAACAATTCAGGCGCATATTCAACACAAGTTAATGTTGCAGTTTGATCTGAATTTACGTCTATTTTTCTTACTAATAAATTATAAGTTTCTTGATTGAATCCATTGAATACAATCATATCTCCTGTAGACGCACCACTTATTCCTAAATCAACAGTATATTGATCGTTTAAATTATAGAATGCAACTGGTCCGCTTACTATAGTTCCATTACTTTGTCTAAGTTCAAAAAATAATACGTCATTGCCATTCATTGCAGGGTCAGTATCTACTGTTACAACTTGACCTACTACAGTTTTAATTCTAGCTACAGTTCCGCCAGATTTTATAACATCCATTTGCAGACCGACAAGACTTCCTCTCTTACATTCTAACCATTCTAAATCAGTTTTAAATGAGATATTTTCTTTTCTTAGTGTAGCTTGTTTTAACCAATACCTTCCATTGCGATATGCTTCATTACTATTTGTAAGCATTGGCGCATTTATTTCTTCAAATACTTTTGCATTGCTTACATCAAAACCATCATTATAAACAATAAGCTCTCTCATTTGCCAATCAGATTCAGGGTCACGAAAATTAATTTTTACTGCATCTGGAATTTCTGTATAAGTTCTGTTACTATTAAAGTCGCTAGTGTTCATGTTTGTAAACAATTGAACCTTTGAAGTTTTTGGTTCATCAAATATAACACTATACATATCATCGTATATATCAGGTGAACCTCTACCTATAGCAGAAATTTCATTTAAAAGTTTATATATAGTTGAGCTATAATCTAAAACAAAATTACATGTATGAGCTTTTGTTGATATGCCATTTTGACCTTGAGCAAGTATATCACAAAAATCAGCCCATCTTTTTAATTCGCCCCAATTTATTTTTGAATCATCTTTTGCTCTTTGATTCATAGATCCGGTTAGAATATCTGAATACACCCAAGCAGGATTGTCAGTAATAGCAGGGGCATCAAATGATGTGCCATTCCATTTTCTTAGTTTCGATGATGCAATAGCATTAAATTTTTCTAATGTTCCACTTAGCTGATCGGTTGCTTTTATCTTAATCTCAACCATTGTATGACTTGCATAAGTCATTCCTATTTCGTCTATTAATCTAAATTGATTAAAACATGTGCCAATTTTAAATGTTCTCAAAGTTGTATAACTACAACTATTAACGCGAACACTTCCTGCTTCTGTAGAGCTAATCCTAGAAAGCTCAATTTTTATAAAATCTGGTTTTGTAATTCCCGGTTTAGCTCTAACAATATATGTTATTGAAAAACCATCTTCAGTAACACCCCATAAATGAAAATCAAGGTCTGTTACATTTGAAACAACACCGGGAGGAAGAGGGTTTAATCTTAATTCAAAATCAGAGCTAACATCAATATCAGATTCATTTTTAACTACCAATTCGAAATCTACATATTCATATAAAAGATTTCCTTCATTACCCTTTGCATAAAGTCCTCCACCAAAATATAAATCAAACTGTGCATAATTAAACTCTGACGAAGTAGTTCTTATTGTAGCAGGGTCTCCGTCTTCTAGATTTACATTAACGTTTTCTATATCTATATCATTTGTAAAATAATCTAAATCTTGTGAGCTTGAAACTTCTTCAATTATGTTTACATCTACTTCCGTATAATCTCCTATAGGTGTATCACCTATTTTTAAATCAGTTAATTCTAACGGACCATATCCAAAATCAAAAACCATATAAAGATATTGAACGCCACCTTCAGATAGAGTATAAGGTTGCGCAGCATAAGGAGGAAAGAATTTTACAGTTCCATAAATTCTAGGAACAGATTTGCCATATGGAAAAGAATTTCTTGAACCGGCAATTGTAAGAGCAGGAGAGCCTTCAGTACCTTCTGCAATTTCTGGAGCTTCTGGAGGTGGGAATAATGCACCAATGATAAGAGAACCTGCGATAGTTATACCAATTGCATATCCTGTTGCTAACCATCCCGCTTGTCCACCTGCCAATGCTAAACCAGCCGGACCTGCTACAACTGCAAGACCTATCATTACAATCAATGCGAAGTTTTCATCACTACCTTGAGGTAGCATTACTATTTTAACTTCTGTAGTAGATTTTGGTCTTACGAATGTGTACATGTCTTTTTCAACATATATATCACCAATATATACGTGAAGATAATCATAATCTATTTCTTCTATACCAACTGCGTCAAGAAAATCTTTTATCGTTTTTGAGCCGTCACCAATAGGAAAAAGAATATCATTTCTTTGAGTGGTAAACTGTCTATGTACTGTAATATTATTCATAGTCATAAAAGCCAATTACTCTTCGTTTCCATTTATTACTTTTAAAATCTCCTATATTAGAAGACGTTTTATCACTCATATTATGTAAAAATTCTCTATCGCCTATAACAACGCCAACATGTTTTGGTTGACCTGATATAACAAAATAAATTACCGATCCTATTTTTGGGGTTTGAACTTGCTTCCATTTTCTTACTTCTTTTTTATATATATCTATTATCTCATCATCATCTGTATTTGGCGTATAATGATTATTATAATCTGGAAGTTTTATATCAAATTCATTTTCATAAATAATTTTTATAAGACCATAACAATCGCAACCATTTATATCTGAACCATGTAATATATATGGTATGCCTACATATTTTTCAGCCCATTCAACCATTAATATAATCCCGGAAAATCATAATTGTTAAATGTATCTGATGGAACTTTTTGGTTTAAATCGTCATCTGCCATAAGTGTTGCTTCAATAGTCATAGCATTATATCTTATATTTCTTATTATCAAGTCACTTATTTGTTGTTCTATTATATCCGGAGAACCTGAAAAAATTGTTTGTATTGTGACAGGGATAGGAGAAGTCACAGTACGTAGCCATTCTATCATCTCTAGGGTAACATTATCAATAGTCATTTTTACCGTTTGCATAGTTTTTCCATCATCAATTGATAAATCTATGCGAACAGGGAATGCATTAAATACTTCTCCATTACTAGTTATGT